AGCCGCCACTGCCTGAACGGACCGGTATCGCCCCGATACTAGGGCAATCCATCAAAACCGCCGGCGTCAACGTGCGGGGAAAATCGCGCTTACGACCAGCAATTACCCCTGGTCCCGCTTGGTCAGGCCCGGTGGGCCGCCCCCACCGGGCCGCGCAGGTCTGTTGCGATCCACGATCATGAGGTAGCGGCCGAACTTCAACACCAGTTGCTGCACCGGCCGAAGCAAAAGCCGCTCTACGAGGCATAGGGCGGCTTATCTCCTCATAGGGAGGCCAACTACCCGCTCGCAGCACTGTTAATTTTGGCAATATCCTTACTGAGGTAGTAGGCACCGTAGACAGCGGTGAAAATAGCGGTAAAGGCAGTAACAAAGGCAACGGCAGCACTCAGCACCAACCACGCAGGTGGCGTTGTTGCCGCTGGCGCTAGGCAGGCGGCGAGGGTCGCTGCCAACACGCCTAGATACGCAAAGCTCCCGCCCGCGCCGGCCAGTGTGATCAGAGCGGCGGGACCCGCTATGAGCACGGCTGGCGGCACAAACGTCGCAACGGCAAGCGAAACCGTTAGTCCGGTCAGCATTCCAATGGTGATGTTTATGGCTGTGAGCAGGGCGCTTCCGCTGCTTCCACATCCTCCCCCAGTACAGCCCGATGAAACCAAACCGGCGGCGGCTACCAAGTTCGCAAGTGCCAAACCGACGAAGACAATGGTTGTCACCGTACCGCCGACTGATTTGAAGGCGGTAAGGAGGCTCTCTGCATTCTGGATCGCGGTGAGAAGCATGATAGAGGCGGTAATGACAGCCAATTCCGCCAAGAGCAAGAACACGCCGATCGCATTTCCATCGCACATTTTGAGCCTCCAAGGCTTCAACCGCTTGGTGCCTCGGCCAATCCAGCGTCCGCGCGATGACCGCGGCCTATCTCGATGCGGGGAACGAGATCATCGCCACATTAACTCGGACCGCACTGAGCGCATGTAATGTAGTTCACGAACTCCTCTAGCCGAATTGTCGCATGGGCGACGATCGTTCCTCTTCCGTCGTGGCTGGTTGTGCGTAAGGAGCGTGGTGAGGTGATGCCGTGGATGCACAGGTCTGACGGGCGGACAGGAAGGCGGCCCAAGCCCTCCGCTCCGGCCGCCAAGCGACCCGGCTCGGTCAAATGCGCTGACCTATGGCGTCACAAACTTCTTCGATCTTCGGGTGAACTGCATCACATTTACAAGAGTGCAGCATGGCTAGGATTGTCGCCTCATGTCGAAAAGCGAGGAGCAAAGCCATGTTGAAAGCTTCGTGGTTTGCAATGGCGCTTACGCTCTGTTGCGCACTTGGATGGTCGTCGGCGCATGCAGCCAACCGGTTTACTGTCTGGGGGGATGTGTGGGAGGCTGTCTGGGGAAGGGTGCTGTCTAGTGGAGACTCTGCTGCTACTAAAGCTGCTGAACAAGCCGCTGCTAAAGCTGCTGCTAAAGAAGCTACGGAAGAAGAGCGTTTGGCAAAGCTTGCTGCAAAGAGCAGCGGTGTGTCGATTAAGAACGGGAAAATCCTTCTCGATCGCCCAATTAGGATTACCCTACCTGATGGCACGAAAGTGGAGCAGAGCGAGTTTGATATCAAGACGGTCCATCAATGGCTGGGTACAGGGTCAGCGGCATGCCTCGTTGTGGAAAGGTGCCGGAGAAAACTAGACGAAAATAAGAAGGCATCGTCCGGCGCGATGCAAGAATGATAAGCTAGTTGAGGCTAATTACTTCGCGGACCTGATACTATCGTTGTCGATCCGACGGCAACGCAGCGCGATGCTGCGATCTCGTAGCTTTGTTCGTGTGGCCGCCGCAACAGGCGGCCTTTTTTTCAACGTCAACTCTTGCCCGGCGTAGCTCAACCGTAGAGCAACCGCTTTGTAAGCGGTGGGTTATGGGTGCAATTCCTGCCGCCGGCTCCAAGTTTAACGTAGGGTAGAGCAGTCTGGTAGCTCGCCGCGCTCATAACGCGGAGGTCGCGGGTTCGAATCCCGCCCCTGCAACCAATAAGTTCGGCGGCCGGTGACTATCGGCTTGACGGCGTTTGCGGTTCTCATTCGTGCGGTTAGCTCCCGCGTTGATGATGCGACTGTGGTGCGCGTGACGCCGACGGATGGATAAACCCCGAAAGGGGCGGCGATCGACTTCGATGGATGCGGTACATCTGTCCGCCGCCCGCGGGGCTTCTGTCTGAGGGTCGGGGGAACTCCGGCCGGTTAGCGTGAGGGCAGACTATCGCCCGATTGCGCCGCAAGGCGCGGTTGGAATCGGCTTCCAGAAAGATGCGCTGTGGCCCGGCCCGCTCGCCTGTCTCTTGGACGGGTGGCTGGCGAGTTTTCATACCATGCAAGTGCATCATCCCACGCAAATTATCAATGAGGAGAAGGCCGGCAAATGAAGAAAACCATCTATGTGTGCGATCACTCGCACAGAGAAATCGATCCTGATCACGATGTGCTCGGGGTTTCCTGCACTATCAGTCAGCCGGGCCGCGAGCCAATCACGTTCGGGCCGATTGATCTCAGCCAATCGTGCTTCATGGATGCGGTACGGGCTGCGCGGTTCGCGTTCACGGCCGCGCCGGCACCGGCCAAGCCGCCTGTCAGCCAAGGCGGTGTTGGCAGCCTTGCCAGCGCGGGCAGCCTTCACGGCCATGTCGAGCCGCTGCCGTCCAAGACGCCTGAGTCGAGCCTTGACGAGATTGCCCGGCAGATCAACGCGCATCTTTCGGTGGATCGGCCGGGAAAGGTGGGTGAGCGGTGAGCAGGGCGTTTAGGATCGACTCGCAGGAATGGCGTGCGCTTTTCATCTCGAACATGCAACGGCTCGGTGAGTTCATCGGCGGGACGAATATCCTCACTGCCGATCAACTGGCACCGCTCAACGATCACATGGACCGCTGCAAGCTTCTCGCCTCTGCATGGTCCGCTGCCTGCATTGCGGAAGCCAACGAGAGAGGGCGCGGCGGCGGGCCGCGTCCTACTGAGCCGGTGACGGAAACGGCTCCTGTCGAGGCTCCGCAAGAGCCTGGGCGAGAGCCCGTGACGGCAAAGCGCAAAGGTGGCTGGCCCAAGGGCAAGCCGCGGACACGTCAGAAACCGCGCCAGATCGCGGAATAGGGGAACATCATGGGATTGAATATCGACGGGGATAAGATCGATGGCGGCGTTCGATTGGAGAATGCCGATGTAGAAACGGCCAAGTGCGCGATGATGTTCGCGCAGGCCGTCTCAATGAAGCGGATCGCGGACGAATTGGTCACACTGCGGACGCTGCTCACGCAAGCGGTCGCCGAAGTGCTGCCACTGCTGCATCCGATCATGATGGTTCGGCCTTCTGAGCCCTTGCAAGATGATTACAAGGGCGGCGGCATCGACTTGAAGGTGGCGGCCGATCTGCTCAACCCTACGGGCTACACGATTGCCGGACTGCGCGATGCGCTGATGCCAGCGTTGGGGCATTTCAAGCTCGATCACGTCGTCTCTCTTGGGGATGGCGGGGCGCTCAACATCGTCGAATGGGGCACACTCACGCCGACGCTGCTAAAGATCACGGCGGAAGAGGCGCGCAACGGATCATGGCGGACGCGCTGGCATCGCTTCATCGTCGCGCGGAAAGGGGCCGGCAATGGCTATGATGCTGCCCATTAAAACGCTGAACGATATCGCCAACGTCGTTTCGCCCGGCGTGTGGGCGATGGCCGATAGAGCGCGAAGCGACGGCGTCCCGATCAGCCGGGTAGATGTCAGGGCTGCCTATGAGCACGACGCTGTGATGCTCGTTGTCGAGCACAAGCTGTTCGATCGTTACGACGTGAACGGCGAACAATGGAAGCCCGTACTTGCAAGCCGGCTGAACGCCGCGTTGCGCCTTTTACATCGCATGCCGCAAGCGAAAGCCCTATGTGTGGATCGTCGCCGATTGACCGCACGCGGTGAGCGGGCGCGCAAGAGCAAGGCGAGGCCAAAGTGAAGGAATGCGGCTGTGATTACGCTTCGATTTTGTGACGGTGATAGCCTCGCGACGCTTGCAATCCGAACGGCCGAATACGGCTTTTGGGCGAGCCATGTCGAGGCGATCATGCCGGAAGGCACTGCGCTCGGTGCCTATCTTGACCGCGGCGTGCAGGAACGGCCGCGCGACTATGACAAGGGCACGTTCTCGCGCGAGATGTTCGTCCAGATCGATGTCGCTCCCGATGTCGCCGATCGGTTCTATACCTTCCTGCGTAAGCAGATCGGCGAACCCTACGACACTACGGCGGTGCTCGCCTTCGTCACCGGCCGCGACTGGCGCGAACCGGACTCGTGGTTCTGTAGCGAATTGCAGGCGGCGGCTCTCGTTGAATGCGGCTGGTTCGCCGCACCGCTCGCGACCGAATTTAGCCATATCACGCCGCGCGATTTGCTCTTGATCGTCTCGGGCCGCGTCCCTGTTAGCAAGGTTGCGGCCTGATCGGCCATGACCGCGCTATTCGAGGCTTACAGGTCGCTTAGGCGAGGCAATAGGGCGCTTCGTCAGGAGCTTGCGTTATTCGAGGGCTCGCCGTGGAACGTCTCCTCGGCGGGTGTCTCAAGGGCCGTAAAGGGCCATACGATGCTTGTCCGCCCTGGCGAAACTGGCGCTGAGATTCTGATCTCCTATCCGGACGGGCACTCGAAAACCTACGTGAGTTAGTAATGGCGTCTCCCTTCGCTGCGTCGGTCTTGCCGGTTGCCCGGCCGGACGATGAAAAGTCGCGCTTGCCCGCGGTGTCAATCGATCTCGGCTCGGAAGTGCCGACGACGACGGTACAGGATGGCGCTGCGGTCACTGAACTGCCCGACGGTTCGGTGGCGATCGACCTTTCGGGACGCGCTGAACCGGCGACGCCTATTGACGACAAGTTCAACGCGAACTTGGCTGAGAAGATGAGCGATGGCGATCTCGCGCAGATCGCAACCGAATTGCTCGAAGGCATCGGCCGCGACGACGAGTCGAGGTCTGAACACCTCGAAATGCTATCTGAGGGCATCAAGCTTCTCGGGCTCGTGATCGAAACGACAACGACGACAAGCGTCACGTCATCGGCTCCGCTTGAGGGCATGTCCACGGTGCGGCATCCGCTGCTGCTCGATGCCTGTCAGCTTTTCCAGGCCAACGCGAACGGCGAATTGCTGCCTGCTGGCGGGCCTGTGAAGGTGCGCGACGATCGGCCGAAGAAGCCAAAAGACGCGGACATGCTCGGGCACAACGGCGGGCCTGCGTTGAATGGCGGCATTAACCCGTTTGCAGCCGCGGGAGCGCAGGGTGCTCCTCAACAGGCTTCGCCGGGTAGTCCCCAATCCCCTCCCGGCGTTGGCGCTCCCGGCAGTGGTTCCCCGCCTCCTCCCCCTGCTGCCGGGGGTCCGCCTGCTGCTGCACCACATCCCGCGCCGCCTGCGGCTGGCGCTTCGCCTGGCGCTCCCGCTCCGCAACAGCTTCCGATGCCGGCCATGCCGGTCATTCCGGATGAGGAAGAGGAGCGCGATGCGGTCGAGGACGCGCTTGAAAAGGACATGAACCACTATTTGACGGTGGTCGATAAGGGCTATGTCGCCGATTCCGATCAGATGTTTTTCAAGACCGGTTTTGGCGGGCTCGGCGTGAAGAAGGTCTATCATGATCCGCTGAAGCGCCGGCCGCTCTCGCGCTCGATCAATGTTGAAGACTTTATCGTCTCCAAGGATGTGAGCGATTTGGACGATGCGGAGCGGATTACGCACCGGATTCGCATGCCGAAGGCGACAATGCGCCGGATGCAAATCGTCGGCGCTTACCGGGATATCGATCTCGGGCAGCCGACGCTCCAATCCGACGCGCCCAATCAGGTCAAGCAGACCAAGGAAGAGGTTTCCGGCGTCAAGCAAAGCACCGACCCGCGCGACCTCGATTTTGAGGTGTACGAGTGCTATTGCCTGCTCGATCTCGATCAATTCGCGCCGAAACAGTTCAGGGGCAAAAAGCTCCCGCTGCCCTACAAGGTCTCGATTGAGCGCACCACTGAACGAGTCCTCGAAATCCGCCGCAACTGGCGGAAAGAGGATGAGGAGTGTTTGCCGAAACAGCATTTCGTCGATTTCCCGTACATGCGGGCGTTCGGCTTCTACTGCATCGGCCTTCTGCATCTGCTCGGCAACACCACGAAGGCGCTTACGGCGTTGTGGCGCGAGTTTTTGGATGCGGGCATGTTCGCGAACTTCCCCGGCTTCCTGTATCTGAAGGGCGCTGGCCGGCAATTGACCAATCAATTCCGCGTTGCGCCTGGATCGGGCGTCGGAATTGATGCCTCTGTCGAGGACATCCGCGCCGCGGTGATGGCGCTGCCGTACAAGAACCCGGATGCGGCGTTCACGCAATTCGTGCAGCATGTCGAGGAGTTGGGGCAAAAGCTCGGCGGCACCGCTCAGACGATGGTCGCCGAAGGGCGCGCTGATGCGCCGGTCGGAACGACGCTGGCGCTCATTGAGCAGGCATCAAAACCGGTGAGCGCGGTCAACAAGCGGCTGCATTCTTCGCAGGCGCGCGAGTTCGATCTGCTGAAAGAGCGCTTCCGTGAGGACCCGGAAGCGTTCTGGCGCTTCAACAAGAAGCCCGCAATGCAGTGGGAAAAGGAAGTCTTCCTCAAGGCGCTGGAAGATTTCGAGATGGTTCCGGTGGCAGACCCGAACAATCCCACGAAGCTCCATCGTATGGCGAAGGCGGAAGCCTATCGGCAGATGGTGACTTCCGCGCCGACGGTGTTTGACCCGAAAAAGGCCATTCTCAAATACGCCGATGAGATGGGCATCGAAGGTGTCGAGGCAACGCTTGCCCCGCCGCAACAACCGCAACAGCCGCCTGTCGATCAGGCCAAGCTCGCCGACGTGCAGCAAAGGCATGCCAAGGCGCAGTTGGACGCGCAGAACGCCGCGCAGGAACGGCAGGCCGATATCGTGAAACAACAGCGTGAACTCGCTGACAACGAAGCGGAGCGGCAGAACAAGCTCCAAATCGCGCAGATCGGGCAGGGGACCGAACGCCTGCGGCTCGCGTCCACGGTGGCAATCCATGCCGACGACTTAGACGAAGCGCAGCGGGCGGCAAACATCAAGATCGCGTCGGATCACGTCGCGCAGGCCCACGGGCATGCGGATGCTTTGGAAAGGGCGCAGCAACAGCATGCGCATCGGCTCGCCGAAGGTGGAATAGCGCACCAGCGGGCACAGCAAGCCGCGGGAGAGGCACACGAAAGGGCAAAGGACATGGCAGAGCACAATGCCGCCATCGCTCCCAAGCCGGAAGCCGGGCCGGTCGGCGCTCTGCCGAAGAAGGCCAAGCCGAAGAAAGGCAACGCCAATGGCAAGAAACCCAAACCCTGACGCCGGGGCCGATATGGCGATGATTAAGCGGATGCTGAACGGCGGTGAACCGCAGGGCGGCGGTCCCGACGCCTCGGAGGATGCTGGCCTGTTTGAGCGCGTCATGAATGGCAAAGATGCAACACCTCAGATCCTCCACCCGGACGAAGCTGCCGACAAGCGCCAGATCGACCGCGAGTTGGACGGTCGCGGCGATGTCACCCGTACCGATCCGTCTGTCCATTCCTGGCAGACACTGCAACAGGGCGAACCGTGGGGCTCGGTGCCGCTCGAAAGAACGCTCCGGAAGCCGGATGCGTATTACCCCGCAAGGAAAGGGCCGAAGTGATGAGGCACGTCAAACACACTGGCGAGTCTGTTCGTCGCACCGAAGAGATGCGCCGTCAGATGAGCAACAAGAAGGGCTTCGCCTCGGGCGGGCGCGTTGCGTCTTACCCGGACATGGAAGCTGGCGCGGGCTCGGGCGAGGGCCGGCTTGAGAAAACGGAGAAGTACGGCAGCAACGCGCGCAAGGGGGCTCGCGATTGATGGAGGCCGCCGTTCTTTCAAGGGAGCGAGGGAAGAGGCATGAATATTTCACCGAACGAAATCCCGAAAGGGATTGATTATCAACTCGTCACCGTGGCTGTCCTCGGTGACGAGTCGTTTTCGCAGTTGGCGGAAATGGAAAGGTCCGGTTGGCGGCGTGTGCCGCGATCTCGGCATCCATCTATCGAGAGCGATGACTCGGTGTGGCTGGAACGGGGCGGTTTGGCGCTGGTCGAGCGTCCGGTCTACCTGACGGAACGGGCTCGCGAGTTCGAGAAGGCAAAAGCCGACGCACAGATTATCGATGCGATCGGCGGCCTTCACGATGCCGCTATGATTGCTGGAACGGCAATGAGCGGTATGGGCGAGGTGCCGATTGGTGATGCGATGGTGAATCGCTTCTCGCATCCGAAATCGACCGCGCGCGTACTTGATCCGAAAGCCCCGGCGATCGTCGCCAAGGGCAAACGCAAGAACATCCGCGAGTTCGCGACGCTGCATACGTGGCGCTTCAAGAACTGGATCGGAAACAAGATCGCGGGGCGCAAATGAGCGCCCTTCACGACGTGAAGCTGGCCGAACGTCTCTCAGGCTGGCTCGATAGCGCGGATGACATGGTCGTAGCGACCATGGCATCCGGCAACATCTCCGATTGGGGGCAGTACCAACGCAAGATCGGGTATCGCAAGGCGATCTCCGATTTCCGGACGGTGCTGAAAGAGAGACTCGAGGAACTGTTGAAAGAGTGAGGCGGGACATGATTGTCACGAATGCGGCCGAACGCTTGTCGCGTGCGGAGGATCAAAAAAACGAAATGCTGGCGGCGGTGGGCGATCTCTCGAAGATCAACTTGCTTCATAATCGCGTGCTGGTCGGCATCTACATCGAACCGGAAATGACCAAGGGCGGGATTATCCTGTCGGCCGGTCGCGTCAAGGAATCGGTGTGGCAGGGCTCGGTTGGCCTGGTGCTCAAGAAGGGCAACACGGCTTTCAAGGATGAGCCCGAGAGCGGGACCTACTTCCACGGGCAAGACGCGCAGATTGGCGAGTGGGTGGTTTTCCGCCCTGGCGACGCGCGCCGCGTCCAAATCAACGGGGTTGATTGCCGCATGGTCGAGGACTCGCTGCTCGATATGGTGGTGGATGATCCCAACATCATCACGCACCGCTAATAGGAGGGCGGCAACATGGCGTTGAAAGCGCTGAAAGACGAAAAGGACATCGCGGCGGTGCCGCTGGATGAGCCGGTCATGATCGAACTGCCGATGGGCGTTGACGACGCTGGCGGCGACATCGAACCCGGCGACAAAAAGAAGCCGGCGAAGGTCGAGCGCCGCGACGATGGCAGCAAGACGCTCGAAGAACAGCTTGAAGCGGCCTTGGAAGCCCAAAAGAAAGACCGTGAGCGCGCAGATCGCGCGGAGCGGGAAAGGGCGCAGGCTGAACGCGTCGCCAACCAGCGGGCCGCGGAAGTCGAGGAAGCACGCAAGCGCAGCAACGCGCTCGAAAGCGATGTGATCTCGGGCGGCCTGAAAGCGGCTCAGAACGAGCTTGCGGCGGCAAAGGCAGAATTGGTCCGCGCGGGCGAGGCCGGCGACTACACGGCGATGGGCGAGGCGAATTCGCGCATCGCTCGCGCGCAGAGCCAGATTGTGAATCTCGAAGGCGGCGCAGCCGAAATCGAGGAGCGCAAGACGGTCGAGAAGCGGACCGAACCGCAGCAACAGCAACGGCAGTTGTCATGGTCGGAAAGCGTGCAACGCAATCCGAACTTGATGACCGTGGAAAAGGACTGGATGATCCAGCACGAAGCGGATTTCCGCGACGCCGATTTCAACCGCAAGCTGGAAGCCGCCTATCAGGGCGCGCTCGGCAAGGGTCTTGTCCGCGGCTCCGACGAATATTTCGACCATATCGAGCGCGCAACCGGGCTCAAGAACGAGCGCCGGCAAGAGCGCGACGACAACGACGAAAGGGAAGTGAACGTGTCGGCTCCTGTTTCACGAAGCGAACGCCGCGGCGACGGCTCTTTTGTCTCGCGGTCAAGCACCGTGACGCTGACGCCGGCTCAACGCGAGATGGCCCACAACATGGGCCTGACCGATGTTGAATACGCCAA